CAGGTGAATCGGGAGCCATCTCAAGTTTTGCTCTCAGGTTCGGCTGATACTTGGTATAATGTCCTACTGGAACGATGCCAGTAGTGATATATTCCTCTGTACCGAAATCATCGACGATCTGGGGATTCTGATAGGGGTCAGCGGATTCGGTCGTGGGTTCAATCTGGAACAATAAAATAAGCGGATTATTTGCAAGCGATGCTTTAAACGCAGATACGTCATTAAAAGACGAATCTTTTATGGCGATTTCCCTTGTTGTTATGGTCGATGAGACAGTTCCATATAATAAATACTGTTTATCACCTGTTAGATGTGCGCTATATCCAGATGGATATGTCCCAACATACTGATATTTGTTTGACAGTGATAAAATTACATTTCCCAACATATATGGAAAATCTTGCTTATTTGTTGTCAGTATAAAACCATTTTCAACACTTCCAAGTGCAGTCCAGTTTTCCGATCCATCAAATATTTTTACTCCATACCTTCTCGTCACCGTACCATCCGACTCATAGGTATCACCATCGTAATACAGATTGTTGTTAGCGTCCAGTTTCGGGATACCACGGAGTGTCAAGGAATCGTCGAGAGGATAATTGTACTCGACATACGGTTCGTACTCTCCGTCTCGCTCTCCGTCCCATGAGAGGTTGATGCAGATATCATTTTTGTATGTAGTTCCGTATGCCGTGTCCATGTTGAACGTGATATAATGAACCGCATCGTTCATCGTAAACGAACTATTGGGGACGATATACCCATTGGATGATCCGGGCGGATATAGTGTGCTATTATTTGTTCTGAGTAATCCGATGAAGTTTTTGTTTGCATCATACGCACAAACTCTGCCGCTTGTTCCCGTTGGCGCTTTGAAATAATACTCTGCACCCGGTACAACACGGATGTACCCTTTGGTTCTTATTCTATCTCTTAAATTACCTTTGGTACCATCATTTATTGACCAGTTACCGACTTCCCACTGTTCATCCCACTGATTGAACCCGGTCATCTTATGTGCCGATACGCCGCTGACGGACATGATTTGCCCGGCATTGTAAGCGTTGTACGGAGCATTAAATAGTTTGCTGAACCAGGCTACACCGTCACCAGCCTTGGCGGTTTCCAGTGCGTAGATGTAATCAGCGATCGTTGAACTGAACATCTGAGTGAGGTCGAAAAGCTGTGGTTTGAAAGTGATAGGTGTAGTAATAATAGCCCCAGAAGAAACAAAAACACCAATAACTGATGCGTTACCATCATCAGTTACGCTATACATAGCACCATTACCAATATCTGAAGTATTATTCATAATATTAGTATTGATGATATAAGATCTATAGGTTATAGCACTGCCACCACTTGGTGTACCACGATATAAATATTTATGCCCACTTAATACTTTCTTGGCGGCAAGCGCAATATATGTGTTTGCAGTCGCTCCAGTTTCAACTGTTGACACAGTATAACTACCATCTCTGTTGTCGGTAATTGTCACGCCATTCTCGGTTTTGCTAATATTACTACTCGGAACAGCAATCATCTGATTCCACACCAGACTTCCACCGACAATCTCGTCAATCTCTCTGTCTCCAAGATCGATGCTACCGCCGGACGTACGAAACAGATACGGCACTTGATCTTCGGAGTAGATACTCGATACAAGCTGTTCTGCGTTGCCTACTGTCATGTTTTCGTAAGAGCCATCGATTTCCGCCTTGGTACTAATAGCGCTCTTTACGTCTGAAAGCTCGTCGCCGGTTTTCTTCGCATCGGCTGCCGCGCCCTGGATCGTCAGGGTGTCGTCAACCTCGGCGGTTCCGTTGTGGACTTCGAACGTGGTCGTGTTGCCGTTGGTGTAGGTGATCGTGTAGGTGTCCACCAGGCCGACGGTGCTGGTCTTAGCGATCGATGCGATACCGTTACCGGTCGGGCCTTCTGGGCCGGTCTGGCCAGTTGCACCGGTGTCACCTTTGTCGCCTTTGGGAATACCCAGGGCGAGGACTCCGTTGTTGTAGGAGGCCGTCGGATCAGATCCGGCAGGCAGGCCGGTCACTGTGACGGTCAGGTTCTCGATCTCGGCCAGATCGGTGGCGATGTTACCGAGAAGCTGCTCGAACTCTTCCTCCGTGCCGACATAACCACCGGCGACGGCATAGGCGTATGCGGTTACAACGCCAAGGTCTTGTCTAATGGTTGGCATATTATGCTACCTCCAGTATAAGATGTCCGTCCTCAAGCGAGAACTGAATGTCTACCGTGTCCGATCTGGTATAGATCAGATGCCCGTTCTCATCGATCTCTATGTCGATAAATCCGGCGGTTGTCGCGGCCTGTTGTGCAACTTCCGAGTAATACTTCGAGTTATCAATGTCCTCTCCGGATCTCGTGCCGGTTCCACCGACCGCCCAGGACTTGGATGTCTTCGAGTAGTCCAGCGCGTTCTGCTCGGACGTGGCTGCCGCGTTCGCGTATCCTTCAGCGGCTTCCTGAGCGTCCTCGGCTTTTCCCTGCGCTGTCTCAGCTGCTTCCTGAGCATCCTCGGCCTTGCCTTGTGCGATCTCAGCCGCTTCCTGTGCGTCTTCTGCTTTGCCCTGGGCGAGCTCTGCCGCATCCTGGGCGTTCTCCGCAGCTTCCTGCGCCGCAGCTGTTTCCTCGACCGCCTGATTCAGGGCGGCGATCGCCTGGGTGATCTCCGACTGTTCGACCGGAGTCGGAACAGCATCGGAGGGCTGTGGTCTGGCCTTGATCGGGATCACGACCTTGTAGATCGTTTCACCGTCTTCCAGGGCTTCATGCAGGAAGACCCAGACGAAGATGTTCTGACCGTTCAGGAAGAACTGATCCGGCACTGTAACGCCGTCAGCGTTCCCGATCTGGGTGACGGTAGTGCCGCCGGTCTCCTGGTTGCTAAAGTGCACCTCGTAGGCTTCCGGCAGATCTACGCCGGACAGCTTGAGGATTTGGCCGTAGTCGTACTGCCATCCCCAATCAGCCCAGACGGTCACATCCGGACAGCCCAGCTTTGCGTTGATTATGTTGGTTGCCATTTATGCGCCTTTCCTTTCGAGGTTGTCTACGCGATTACCAAGAACCGCGACGTGTTCCTCCAGCGCGTATGTGCGCTCGATCATTTGGTTGTGCGCGTCCTGCTTCCGCTCCAGCTGTTCCAGCCGGTACTCGATCAGCGAGGATGCCTTGCGGTTTGAGATGTACACCGCAAGGAAAGAACCTACTGCAGTTATCACCGCGACAACAATGCTACTCCAGTCCATTGTCTACCTCCTGTTTTGCGTTTTTCTTAGCTTCGTTTATTTGGTAGACTCCCCACGCCTGAAGGTCTCGCTTCAGCTGTTCCTCCTGCGCCCTCGCCAGATCCTGGTCGATCGCCCGCAGCGCGTCGCGGATCGCGAACGCCGGAAGCTCCGACTCGTTAATGGCAGCGCAGATTTTCTCGATCATTTCCTTGCGCTTGATCGTGATAGGTTTCTCCATAGGTTCCTCCGTTATGACATTCCGTTCGGGCCATATGTTTTTTGGAGCGTGTTCGGCGTGCCGCCGTCGTAGAACTGGAGGCCGTTGGTCATGTCGAGGTGGACTCTCAGTTTGCTGTTGTACCAGATCTCAAGAACCGGAGACGAGCCGGAGCAATCCATCGTGATATACTCGCCGTTGCTTCCATATACCGCCATCGTTCCGTCTGGAGCTCCTCCAGCTGCAAATGTAACATCTCCGTTCGTGTTATATGTCGCCATGCCTGTTCCAAACGTGGCACTCACATAATAGCTTCCTGCGAACTTTTCATAGACGTTCAGACCACCGGCCGATAGTTCACTTTTGACAGTGCCTATATCTGCCACGAACTCTGTCGGCGTCATTTTTGTGTTCCAGCCAAGATAGTCAAGCTGGATCTTCGCGTCATGCTGCCCCGCAGTCGATATATTGATCGAACCGCCGGTCATGTTGAAGTTCGAAGCATTGACTTGTCCGTTCGAGTTGACCGTGAAGACGCCGCTGCCGATGTTGATCTCGGACGCGCTGATCGTGCCGCCGGAGATGTAATCAGCGGAGATCGTGCCAGCATCGATCGCGGACGCGTTCATATGGATTACATTGATATGACTCATGTCCAGCTCGTTGTTAATGCCCCAAGCTGACGTATACGTCCCGCCGACTCCGTTATTCGAGAAGCCGATGCCGTTCGCGTTGATCTGGATGCAGTTGACAGCCGTGGCCGGGTCGTTTGTATCCATGAAGATCAGGCCGATCGGGTTCCCGTTTGCATCCGTCTGCGTTATCATGGCTGCGCCGGTCAGGTCGCCGTTGAGGAGGGCGGTCGCCTGTTCCAGAGCCTGCTGGAAGATGGTCGTCGTCTTTGCTTCGGACTCCTCGATCTGAGTGCTCGTAGACGCGATCGTCTGCGCCAGCGTGAATCTCTGGTCGCCGATGTGCACCTTCGTGTATCGTTCCTTCAGGACGTCGAAATAGGTCTCGACGATCTTCGCCTGCGTATTGATGCCGAAGTCCTCGAAGACGATGGTCACGATGTCGCAGAGATCCATGCGCTCCAGGAGCGCGATGTTTTTATATTCGGTTGTCTGTGCTAATGTTGCGAACTCCACGTCCCAATCTACGACCGGAACGCCGATGTTGTTGTTTGTGATATATGCGTTTGCCGCTGCTCTTAGATCTGCGGCTGTTGGTTTTTCGTCAAAGTCTCCGGAGAAGTCGATGCACTCAGTCCGTGCGTTCGGGAAGTCCGAAGCGTGGGAAGAGTAGACGACCACTTCCGGAAGCGTCACCAGCGTGTCGTTCTCGCCTTCCTTGCCGTACCAGTACGGGAGGATACCGGTCACAACGCCCTCGATCGATTCTTCCATGTCCAGGTCGATCAGGTTCTTCCCGTAGCGGATCGTGACGCCTCGGTCGATGCCTCTGTTCGCCAGAAGGCTGATCGTCCAGTTGTTGAACTCGTACTCGCCCTGGTAGACCTGAAGGATCGAGCCAGCTTCGCCCTGCATACACGCTTTAGCGGATGATGGTAGCTTGTGGGTGTACGTTCCCGCCCGCGTCACGTCCGTGTAGAACGTAAACGGCATCGCCTCGGCTGCATATGTGTCGAGCCCCTGCATCGCGTTCCATGCGCTGTTGGCTGTGTACGGCATCACAGGGATGCGGTTGAGCCTGTACCCGATGTGCTGGCAATAGATCTCCGCCATCATGTTGTCCATCGACTTCTGAATGTTCACGACCTCAAACAGCTGCGCGGATCTGTTCGGCGACGGCTTCGCTTTGATGTACGAGCCCTTCTGGATCTCCGCGAAGTGCTGGCCGTTCGTTGGCATGACCAGCGTCATGTCAAAGCATCCGTTCCGCTGTTCGTGGACGATGCACTCGGTAGTGTCAGCCAGACCGCCGAGCCCGTTGCTCGTGAAGACCGTCTCGGTCGGTGCGTATAAAATCGGGATCATGCTGTCACCTCTTTACACCGTCCAGAAGTGCGGCCATATTTCGATGCTGTCCAGCCCGTTCACCGAGACCGCGTTGCTTTGCTTGTCGAGGATCGGGAACTTCGTCAGCGTGACGTACTGGTTCGCGTTGTTGCTGCCGCTGTAGCAGTCCATCAGTTCACAGTCGATGTCGATGTATTCATAATTATGTGCTGAGATCGTGACGGTCACGTCGTTGATCGTGAACGATCCAGCGCCGTATGCTCTGATCAGCGGCTTCGCAGGGAAGCTCGTCCTATAGACCAGCGAGCCACCGTGTGGTATCGTGTAGGAGTTGTCGATCGTCGTCTCTTCCAGGTTGTTGACGGTAATCTTTCCGGTAGGCGCGAAACTTGAAGTCACGAACAGCTGCGGCTTGCAGTTGAACCTAAGGTCGAAAGATCCGGCACCGTTCACCCAGTCGATCTGATCCACGTCGATGCCCTGGTCGATTGACGCCATTCGGAAGTATCCAGTATGGTAGTCATCGGACAGTCGGTAGTACCCTTTGTGGGTGAGCAGGAACTTCTTCAGCAGCTGGAAGTTCGTCGCGAAGTTCTCCAGCATGAAACACGCCGGATAGACGAGCTCGATGTTCTTTAGCCGGTTGTTGTCATAAATAAGATCGCCGGAGCGACCTGGGACTTTGATATATTCCAGATCCGGCTCCGGCGAATTGTACGCTCCGACCCCGTTTATAAATATACCGAAGTCAGAACTCTTGATACTGTCGAATGTAAATGTTTTTCTCATCCTGCTATCGCTTTCTGTCTCACGACATTCTGCTGGATTCGTCTCGCGACTTCCTCGGCCAGCTGAGCGGTGCTCTGTCCTGGCTGCTGCACGATGGTGATGTTGTTGGTCACGCCGCCCGCGCTACCCATGAGATCCTGCAGGCGGTTGAGCCCGATGACGATCTCCGCGCCGGAGCCGTCACCGAATCCCTTGTATCCGTCCACTGTCGGGATGACTGTCGGGCTGGTGAACATGACGGGATTGTTATATGCCGACTTGTACCAGTCTACCGACAGCTTTGGGATGCTCGGCGGGTTCAGTGAGAACGTGCCGGTCAGCGAGAAGTGCGGCAGCTTGATGTGCGGAAGTTCCAGCTTCAGGTTCGAGAAGAAGTTCTTGATGCTGTCGATCGTGTTGGAGATAAAGTTCTTGATCGCGTCGAATTTATCCGTAAACGCGGACTTGATGCTGTTCAGGATGCCCTCGATCTTGTCCTTGATGGCCGTCAGCTTGCCGCCGGTCGCGGAGTCGATCGTGTTCCAGGCACCGCGCCAGGCTTCGACATAGTTCTGGCCGACGGACTTAACAAAGCCAAGGATGCCGCCCCCGTTGTCCTCGATGTTTTTCTTCATCTGCCCCCAGCTGTTCGAGGCGGCCTCTTTCATGTTTGACCAGGTGGTCGAGGCTTTCTCTTTCATGTTGTTCCACTTTTCGGAGACAGCAGAGGAGATATTGTTCCAGGCTTCTTTCGTCTTTTCCTTGATGTTGTTCCAAGTTTTGACGATCCCTTCCTTGATCTTGTTAAAGGTTTCCTTGATGCCTTCCCACAGCTTTCCAGCCCACTCTTTGATCTCGTCCCAGTGCTGGTAGAGTGTAACGCCGATCGCGATGATCGCCGCGATGGCTGCCACGACCAGGGCCGCTGGCCCCATCGACAAAGTGGTGAAGACTGCGCTCAGTCCCTGGACGATCCCGATCACCTTGGTGATGGCTGCCACGACCGGTATGACCGCCGCAACCAGTCCCACGATGGTGATGATCGTCTTCTGGGTGTTCTCATCAAGTCCCTGGAACCACTTTGACAGCTCCGCGATACCGTTCGCGATGTCGGTGATGACCGGAGCGAGTGCCGCGCCGATCGTATTCTTGAGTGCCTGGCCAGCCTGCTCGACGCGCTGGAAGCTGTCGTCCATCTCTCCGAGGGAGGTCAGGGCTTCTTCGTCCAAGACTGCGCCCATGTCGTGCGCTTCCTGAGCATAGGCCGCGATCCCAGCGGAGCCGGTCTCGATCAGCGGGTTCAGATCCTGCGCCGACTTGCCGAACAGCTCCATCGCCATATTGTCGCGTTCGACACCGGCTTCCATCTGGCCGAGGGCGTCGATCGCTTCCATGAAGACCTCGTCAGCTGACTTCATGCTGCCGTCAGCGTTGTAGATGTTTATGCCGAGGGCGTCGAATGCGTCAGATCCTTCGCCCATCTTCTTAGTGAGCTTGGTCATCGATCCGGTGATCGTTCCCAGATCTGTGTCGACCAGCTCTGCCATGTAGCTGAACTCCTGAAGGGAGTCCGTGCTCATGCCGTACTTGGTCGACATGCTCAGGATCTCGTCCGCGTATGCTGCCGAGTCACCGACCGCACCGGCGAGGGCTTTGGTCAGTTTCTTGCACGCATCGGCTGCCTTGTCCAGACCTTCCTTGGCCAGATCCGCGAGGACTGCCTTGGATTCTGTCCAGCCTTCGTTGGCATCATCCGTGGCATCTGCCGCCTCGTCCATGCCGTCCGCCAGATCTCCATTGACGCCAGCGGCTTCGGCTGCCTGTTCTGTGTAATCTTCCAGGCTCTTTTCGGTCTCTATGATCTCACGCTTCAGGGCGTCAGCCTCTTCCGTGGTGAGATCCTGGTCGAGTGCTCCCTTCAGAGTGTCCAGTCGTTCCTTGGTGGCTTCGATTGCATCATTGAGCAGTCTCTGCTTCTGGTCGAGCAGTTCGACGTTGCCAGGATCGAGCTTCAGTAGCTTCTCGACATCCCGAAGGGAGGATTTAGTAGACGATAGTTGTCCGTCTACGTCCTTGAGCGATTTATTTAGATTTTTGGTATCGCCATCAATCTCGATGGTGATGCCTCTGATTCTTCCGGATGCCATATTAACCTCCGCTAAATCTGTCCATGTCTTCCTGTGTCGCCATGACATTGTACTCGGCTGTATCGTTTCCAGACTCGACCATCATATCGTAGGCCATGCCCTCGTCGATCAGGTCGAGATCCGGAAGCCGGAGCCCGATCTGGAGACACCGGAGGACGAACAGAGCCGTCGTCATTTCTCGGTCTGTTCGTTTACTTTTTTTTTCGCCTTCGCAGTCGTTGCCTGCTGTCCGGCGTATATGTTCACGATGTCGGTTGAAGCGATCGCGATGTCCATCGGATCGAATTGCTCCAGCCAGATCATGTAGTCTTCGATACTTATCGTGTCGGCCTCTTTGTTTGCCTGCTTATACATGACATAGGCCAGCTCCTGGATCACGTCCACGGAAAGCGTGTCGGGTGATTTCAGCAGCTGGAAGAGGTCTTTTTTAAACGCCTGTTTGTATCTGTAACAGGTGGCCGCATTTGCGGTCATGGCGATTTCTTTGTCGCCGATAGTGATGGTGGAAGTCATAGCGGGTTCTCCTCGTTTGGTAGATTTAGGTCTCGACGGGCGTGTACACAGCCGTGTACCAGCCATTGTATGCTGTGGTGTTGGCAGCAGAAGTTGCAAAAGCCTTGACGACCATCTTGTGGACGCCGCTCTTGACCTCCAGCTTCGCGCCGGAAGCTTCGACATCGACGGTAATGGTGTTAGGCTCGATGGTGTCGCCTTTTGTCTGGCTCCCGACAGGAGGACGTTTTGCGACGCAGTTGTACAGGACGTGGCGCACTGCTTTCTCGTCTCCCTGGAACTGGAAGAGGAGAGCGAAGTGGCTGCTCTTAGCTTCCTGGTCTTCATAGATGACGACGTTGCTGTCAGATTTCGCACCGACGATGTCCGTGTAGAAGGACTGCGGAAGATCCGCGACCTCAAAAGTACCGGAATAACCGTTGTTGGCTTCTCCGACCCAGTAGTCGATATTATCGGCCTTGAACTTGGTCAGATCTCCCTCGTTTGAGAAGGAAATGCTCACCGCGCCCGGAATATCGGTCACCGTGCCAAAGGTCGGGACTCCATCCGTCCATGTCGTAATCTTCGCATACGCGAGCTTGTCGAGGCCGTAGGTGATTTTATTAGCCATTGTTGATTAAAACCTCCGTGGCATAAGTTATCATGAAGACGCCATCAGATTCGATGACGCTCTCGGTTTTACTGTAGGCGAGACCTGCGGCTTTTAGGTTTGCCTCGATCTTCGTCTCCAGATCGTAGCGTTTAGTTTTTGTGTAGAGCTCGATGTCCAGGTCGAGGATCTGCTGGTAGTTGAAATCATCAGCAAACAGATCTGATCGTCCTGGTGAAAGGTATACGATGTAAGGCGGTGCTTGTCCTGGCTTTGGGAAAGAGTAGTACGAATACGGGAGGATGACAGCCGGTGTCGTGGATGTCGCCGCCTGAGTTGTAGCGATGTCCTTGATCATCGGCTCAATTTGATTTAATCGCATTGATTACCCCCTCCTCATATTCCTTGACCAGCTTTTCCTCGACTGGAGCGATGTGTGGCCTTCCAGCAACACGTCCGCCGTCCACTTTTGCGTGTCCGTTCTCCAACAGATGAGCGAGCCCTGGAACCGCTTGGTTATAGATCACTCCGTTTGTGGAGTAACGGGTGGACTTCACCTCGCTCGTCCATCCATTGGCATACTTGCCAGTCCCGCCGAAGGTTGCCCTGGCTGACGATTTGACTGCCTGCGCTCCCTTCTTGCAGATGTCTTTCGTGATCTTCCCGACATTCTTCTCGACATCGCCCTCGTACTCGTTTAGGATCTTCGAGATCGCTGTGTCGAGCTTGTCGATCGGTGTCTTAGCCATTTGTCTCGCCCCTTTGTTCTACATAGAGCTCGATCGTGTCACTCCGTCCCTCATATGTCCGATAGACGGTATACTGTCGTCCGTTGTACTCGACGATCTTCTCGCCTTCGTAGTCATAAAGGAACATCGTGAACTTATACTCTGGATTCAGGCCGTTCCGTCCAGCATCGAAGAACTCCGACCGCGTGATAGAATCGACCCGTGCCATGACCGTGCGCCGCTTTGGTGTGGATTCCTGAGGGATTCCGTAGGCATCTGCGGCCATGACCGGCGTGATCAGCGTGAGCTCGATGTCTCTGGTCATGTCAGACCTCCCACGCTGTGTAGCCCGTATACATGGACAGCTGAGCTTTCTGCTCGTCGTAGCTGGCTTTCAGGCGGTCATAGTTTTCAGGCTCTCCGAAGTTCGCCATGAAGTAAGTGATCGCCGCCTGCGATACAAGTGCGTCCAGCTGTTCCGGAACTTCCACGCCTGCGACACCGAGATCGAGCATGGCTGCCTCCAGCAGCCGTCCGACCTCATCATCGATTGAGTTTGTGGTGATCCGGCGGGCTTTCTTGGCCTGTGCTATCAGGCCAGGCGTAACACATCCCATCATTCCCCTCCTGCGGTTCTGTATGCCTCATACGTTTCCGCGCCGATAACCGCCTGACCGACGTGTCCGAGCTTGATCTTCGGGTCTGCGACGATCCTGTTCCCGCACTGACGGGCACGCCAGCAGAAAGCAGCGTCCTCGCCGTTGTTCCCGATCGGGGCGAAGCAGTTGCCGAACTTGCCCTGGACGTCGATAAAGACGCCGACGTCGACCAGGCACGCACCGAAGCCACAGCCGCCGACATCGAAGACATCCTTCGGGACGTCCGTGAACTCGGAATAATCAGCGGACTCATCCTCTTCGTTGATCTCCAGCTTGTCGAACAGCACCGGCGTGTATGGAGCGCGGCGGCGATAGTAAACGCCGGAAACGATCTCCGCGCCGGTCTTGCGCATAGTCTCCAGGAGACGGATCAGGAGATCAGACGGGAATACCATGTCGGAATCCAGCCAGAGCACCAGATCCGCCTCCATGTTGACGGCTGCCTGCGCCATGTGGTTGCGTGCGGTGTAGATGAGCGAGCTCATTTCGAACGCGATCGCGCAGTTGTCGGTCTTGGTCAGCATGGCCAGGCTCTGGCAGAAGAGAGCCGGAACCTGATCCATGCACGGCACACAAATCAATATTTTCAGATCTTTTTTCATAGCGGGGCCTCCTCGTATTTTGGTAGATCGGGGTCTTGTGCTTAGTGAACGATACGGACGAACGCCTTCGGCCCAACAATGCCGATAGCGACCGGCAGACGGCCAATGATGCGCACCAGGTCATAGTCGGCCTTGGTGTATTCGTCGTATTTCATCTTGATGTCCTGACCGTTCGGGAAGTTCATCAGTGCGCCTTCCGCGAGGTCGCCTACGATTGCGTAGCAGTCGCCGGTGGTGGCAACGGAGAACGCGGGCAGGGTGTCGTTGAACAGTACCTGGCAACCTTCGAACGGGTCGACGGAGAAGCTGTTCGCATACTGAGCGGCCTTGAAAGCAGACCAGGTCAGCTTGTTCATGATGACGACCGGATCAGAAGCCTGATCGGACAGCATACCGATGGCAGCGGCCACGTTGCCGACTGCGATCTGGGTCTGGGTAACTTTCGGCAGACCGACGACGGTAGCGGCGGAGCTGGTGGTAGCTGCGACGATCTTGGAGACCAGTTCGTCAGCGGCTTTCTTCGCGATTCTGTAGGCCAGTTCATCGTAGATGTAGCGCAGGAACTCTTCGCCGCGCATATCCATGACTTCGTCGGATACGGAGATCCATTTCTTGATGGTCTCCGGAACAAGATTGACAACGCCCAGAACCAGAGATTCCTCTGCGACGCTCTGAGCTTCGGTGTGGACGACAGCACCGTCGGCAGAGATTTCAAAACCAACCTTCAGGTTGCCTTTGATGAAGCTCTTGCGGACGCGGCTCATGATGCCTTCCTTTTCCCATGCGTTCTTTACGATGTCATAGACCAGTTCGGGCACGGGAACAGTGCCGCTCACGGTGTTCTCGGTGATCAGAGCGCGGAGCTCTTTGTCGTCACCCTTCTTGATGTACTCGGCATACGCCTCAATGTACTCCTGGCTGTTGCGAATTTCTTCGTTAGTCATGATGGTTCTTTCCTCCTGGGGAGATTTTTCGATGGTTTCGCCTTCGCCTTCGGCGACGGCTTTGCGGATCTCGACTTTCTTGGCTTCCTCAGCCTTGCGAGCTTCCAGTTCTGCGTTGATCGCACGGATCTCTTCTTCAAGAGCTCCGAGATCTGCGCCTTCGGTGTCGATCAGCGTGCCGATCTCAGCCTTGCGGGTCTGGATCTCTTCGACCGACATCTGGGTGAAGTCAAACATCTCTGTTTACCTCCATTAAAATCCTTAGTTTCTGACGCTGCCGCTCGCGCTGTTCACGCTCCAGTCGCTCCGCTTTCTCTGCTTCGATCACTCCGTCGAAGTAGTCGCGTGTAGCTACGCCCAGCTGTGTCGTGGGGTTCGCCGGAAAAGCCACAGGTGAGACGTCAAACACCTTGGCGATCCGGTCGATAATTCTTGTATGCGTCGCCTTGTCGTAGTGATCCTCGGCGACGGTAAAAGCAAACGACATCTGCGGATAGTTCCCAGCCTTAATGTCTGCGAACAGTTCGCGGGCCGCCTGCGTTTTACTCAGGTCTGTTCTGTTTCCGAGTCCGTGCTCGTCCGTCCAGAGCTCCAGCGTTCCGGCGGAAGTCCTGGCATACACACGGCCCTCGTGATCCACGCGGAAAACAACGTCCGAAAGGTCGGCGTCCTTGAAGGCATCCGGCTCGATCCGTTCGTTGTAGTCCACGCCATCTATTGTCATGAGCGTGTAGGTGTCGAATGTACTCGCATACCCTTCGACCTGATAGCTCTCGTCGTCCTGGACATCTTCCAGGCGCAGAACCATGCTCCGATACTCTCTATCATTCTTCGGCATCTTGTACCTCCTCGACCTTTTGGTCGGCGTTGTAATATTCTCCGCGAATGATCCGGACGTCTCCGCCTTCCAGCGGCGGCAGGTTCCAGATCTCTCGCGCCTCGTTCAGTGTCATCATCCCACGGTCGAGCAGCTGGGCCGAGACGTTCAGCTTGTCCGCGTTGCTCATATACTGCAGGCGGTTGCTGGTCGCCATGACCAGATTCCCCTGCGATTGTTCGCGGAACGTGTAGATCATCTTCGTCAGGACATCGCTCAGCTGGATCGCGAATGGCTCGATCGCTCCCTCATAAAATGCGTTCCAGGAGTCGCCGATCGCCTTGTTCTCCAGCACGTCCTCATTCACTCCGAAATAGAAGAAGACGTTGTCCTTGATCTGCTGCATCTGCGCAGCGTCAACGACGAATGGCTTCGTATCGAGCTGCTTGATGTCCGTGTAGGTGTTCGGGAAGAGGAGCATCCCGCCGCCGTCCGACTCGCTGGAGAAGTTCTCTTTCGTGAACCTCTTCCGCTCGTTCGCCAGATCCTGGGCGTTGGTGAAGTTCGTCAGTCTTGCGCTGAATCTGTAGCTGGCGGAGTTCTTCACGCCTTCCTCGATGCCCTGGTCTTGGATCTTGATCAAGTCCATCGTCGGGAAGAGGGCGCGGTTCGATTCGCCGAACAGATCGCTCCGGTACTGGAAGCGGTTCAGGATGCCGCAGAACTCCAGCTCGATCGCCGCCGTGTCTCCTGATCCGAACTTGTAGCGCAGATAGGGCACGCCCTTGTAGTCGATGACCTCGCACCGATCCGGCAGGACGGTGTAGATGCCCGACGGCTCGCCGAACCGGTCGAACACCGGCACGATGAACGCCGTATTATGCACCATGAGGATCGTGGCCGTCCTATATAGCCACTGGCCCCATGTCTGCCACTCGTTCGGGCCTTTCTCCAGCTTCGTCCGGAGCGCAGGCTTCGCCGATCCGCGCAGCTCGATCTTCAGCTTGCTCGCATGGGTCGCCACCGCGTTGATCGAGGCACGCACGAGCTCACTCTCATAGATGCTGCCTTGGAAATTTTGAAAGACGGGAGTGTACCCGTCGAGCATTTTGAAGTATCCGGTCACGCGATCCGGTGCTTTCGGTGCCCTCCCGAAGATCTTCTCAAAGAATCCCATTATCTTCCCTCGTTTCTGAGTTGCTGGCCGATCTCACCGGCCCATTTTTGCCGCACCGTCATCGCATCAAGCAGCGCAGCCGTTCCGTCTATGTGTAGAGACGGGTGGACTTTTACCAGCTTGCCCCGTCCTCGTTCGTTGCTCATCTTTATCGCACTGTTGAGTAAGTGCATCTTCAGCAGATCGTTGTCTCCGATGTGGATCTTGCCGTCCTCCAGCAGACCCTCGGTCTCCTGGATCACGCCGTAGAGGTTTTCGCCCTGGAAGACGTCGTCCATCTGGAATCCGTAGGCTTTCATGTCCTGCACGAGATATTGCGCCGAGTATCGGTCATAGCCGACCTTCAGCGGGTAAATGTGATATTGCTCGATCATCATCCTGAACCACTCGTAGCAGTCGTGGTAGTCCACGAAGTTGTCGCCGGATGGTTCGAGCAGGCCGCGCTGGATCAGCATCTGGTATGGCACGCCGTCCCGCTCCGTGGCTTCGTCGATCTTCTCGCTCGGCAGCCAGAACTTAGCAAAGACATATAGCTCGCCGTTCTTCTCAACCACCAGCACGCCCGCCGTCAGGTCTCGCGTCTGTGACAGGTCGATGCCGCCGACCGCGTAGCACTCGCGAAAGTCTTCCATCCGGATCGGATCTCCGGAGGACTTCTCGACGGTCTGGGTGCTCAGCCATGCCAGGCTGCTGTTCTGCTTCAGGTTGCAGTATTTCGTTATGAACTCGGCCTTCTTGCTGAGCGATCCTTCGGCGACTGCAATCTCTTCCAAGTAGAAGTCGACCGGAACAGATACGCCTAAGTTCGGCGACGACTTCCGGAGCTCGTTGATGTCGTTCCATTTTTCGATGTCGTCGATCATGTAGAGGATCGGGAGAAGTCGGCGTTCTTTAGAATCACCCAGAAGGAAGCGGGTCGCCCGCTTTGTCAGTTCGTCATAGATCGAGTCGTTCACATATCCGGAGGTGGTGCAGGAGAGCAGCAGGCCTTCCGGTCGTGCGCCCATGCCGGACTTCATGACCTCGTACTGTTTCAGACCTCGGTCGCCTTCCCATGCCGCGATCTCGTCGCAGATGCAAAGGGAAGGGTTGAAGCCGTCGGACTTCTTGGACGAGAAGGCGATCTTCTTGACTGTGCTGTTCGTGCCGACGATGGCCAGGTCGCTCATCCTGTGCCTGGCGTGCATCGAGTCGTCATAGATCCGCTTGTTATGCTCGTCTTTTTCTTCGAGCATTTCCTTCTCGGCGATCCATTCCGGATCGAGCGTGATCATGTGCCAGAGTCCGTTATAGATAATGTCGGCCTGCTCCAGCTTCGGAGCGAGACAAAACACTTTTGTCCCGTAGCCGCCCTCCACGCGGAAGATGTAGTCCGCTATGGCAGAGGCGAGGAGGCTCTTTCCTTGTTTCCTGGCGATCACCAGGAGGACTTCGCGGAACTGGCGAAGACCTTTTTCGTCCACGATCCCGAAGATCGCCGAAAGCATGGCTTTCTGCCAGACCTCCAGCCGGATCGGGCCAGGAGCGAGCGGCCCTTCGACATGAAAACAGTGGTTTTCTATCCACTCGATGGCGTTGTTCGCCTTGTTTTGATCAAAATAAAAGGACTTCTCCTGAAGTCCCTTCACCAAATACTCATATAACAGCTTGATCCAGCGGCCAACGCGAACGGAGCCGTTAGAGATCTGCTGATAGTAGGCTAATATGTAATTGTCTCCCAGCATCTTCGTCGAACTCCGTCTGTTTTTTCGTATCTCTCGCGAACTCGAAAAATCGAG